TCCCAACGCCACAACCATCGCTGGCAACCCTGTAAGAATATCTGGAACAAACTATAACTCTGTAGCAGATTCGGGCACTATAGCACAAGCCACACAAAGTTGGATGGGTAAGTTTAACATTGCAAGTGCTCAAGCACCTGTAACTTATACCAATTTATCCACACTTTTTGTAACCATACCTACTGTGGGCACCAACGTTACTGCCACCAACTCCTGGGCAGTATATGCCAACGGTTCTATCGGTACTACATCTGGAATGAGTGCCACTGCCAACATCACTGGTGGTAACATTTTAACCGGTGGATTGGTAAGTGCTACCGGCACCTTAACCGGCTCAAGCGTATTAGGATCAGTAGTAAGTGCAAGTGCCAACATCACCGGTGGAAACATATTAACTGGTGGATTGATTAGTGCCACTAGTACCATTACCGGCACAAGCCACCTAGGTGCAGTGGTATCGGTTACAGCAAACGTCACTGCCAGCAACGTAATAATCAATGGTACAGCAGCCGCAGGCAGTGCGGTATTGATTGTGAGTGGAAACATACAGGTCACCGGAACCAACGCAACTGCCAACATTGGCAGTGTCACAACTTATTTCAATACCATACACGGTAAATCGACCACAGCACAATACGCTGACTTGGCTGAACTTTATGTTGCTGATTCAGTGTATCTTCCTGGCACAGTGTTAGATTTTGGCGGAGCAAATGAAGTTACCTTGAGTTCTGTTGCCAGCAGTGCTCGAGTAGCTGGTGTTGTATCAACTGCTCCGGCATACTTGATGAATGGCATGATACAAGCTGATACTGCTGTGGCATTGGCATTGATGGGACGAGCACCTGCATCAGTAACTGGCTCAGTACGCAAAGGTGACATGATGGTAAGTGCAGGTAACGGCGTCGCACAGGCCTGTGCTACACCTGCTATGGGCACTGTTATTGGTAAAAGCCTTGAAGACTTTGACGGTGATGCAGGCATAATTGAAATTGTAATTGGTAGACTTTAATTCACACGAGTAAATTCTTGTTCTAGCAACAAAATTTTTCCCTGCACAGCATCTAGATTCACAGTGTTCCACAAACCAGGATGCATGGGCTTGGGCCATGTGCCAGCATCAAGCCAAGCATAACCTAGATGTTCATGGTTGAGTCTGGGAGTAAATTCTGTATCAACCACGCAAACCCAAGTATGATATTCAAATGCTGAGTCAGCACTTGTGAATTTTTCTAGTGGTATCAATCTCAAGTAGGTGGGAAAGAATCCCAGCTCTTCAATGCACTCACGTTCCATGCCACCCAGCAATGTTTCACCTGTTTCAATCTTGCCACCGGGCAAGCCCCAGGCACCAGGATGTTTGATATCATTGCGTAGCAAGTACAAGTATCTTCCGGTGTCCACGCTTCTAAACCAAACGCCCACTGCCTTCAAAGCACTATGCTCCAGGTGCCGCCAGGATAAACACCTTGATAACTCTTGAGCCACTGTGTTCCAGTCCACTCGTATTGAATACCAGTGGTAATATTGGTAACGTATTGTACAGTTGCAGACTGTGACACACTATTGAATACTATTCGCCAATATGTGCCAGTCCATTCAATAACATCATTAGCCGAAGCAATCAATGGCTGTCCAATCGATCCTAACCATGCTTCGGCTGGATAAGTGTTTATAATATTACCAGTTGCTTCGGTCAACAAATATCTTTGTCCCACAGCCGGTGCAGGCAATCCATAGCCCGGACCACTGACCAGTGGATCAATAATGGCTGTGATAGGAGCCAGAGTATTTTGTGGTGCTGTGTCTTGGTCAATATTATAAATCAACAGTCGATCATCATTGGGATTGATAACAATAGTGCCCACAATAGTTGTGCCATCTTCTTGATCCAGTCGAATTTGACTGATACCAGGACGCAACACACCATAAGCACTGATCACTGCAGGCCATAACAAACTGCTGTTGGCCACAATTTGTGTGGGAGTTAAATTTTCATTTGAACCATCAGGTACTATGGTGCGATCTTGTAAACATTGTATTTGATTGCCAATCACCACAACTTCATAGTTCCACGGTGTGACAATAACTCTAGTGCCCAGCAACAAATCATTGTCTGTGACAGCGTTGCTTAAATCACCTTGTGCGTCGTACATACTGGCAATCACACGTTCTACCACACCCAGTTTCTTGACTTTGGCCGGAGCTGATATCCAAATAGGTAAACTGAATTTGATAGTGGCCATGTCTATAGGGTTCTCTGTGCCAATGGGCACAGTCCTTGATGTCCAGGTAACTGATTCTAAATCAACCACACTCAAGCTGGTCCAGTCAATGTAGTTGTCTGTGCTTTGTATTTCTAAACTGGGATTAAACAATGTCAGCAACTGTTCTAGCAACTGCATCTTTTGATTGGTATTTGAAGTCCATATATCCAAGGTAATGCCCAGTTTATAAGGCACCGGCATTAGTCGTTCGATGCTAAATGCATTTCCTTGTGTGGTTTCGTAAGTATCGGTTTCAGTATCATATTCACGTTGGCGTACTTGTATTTTGCTCACGTAATAAGGTTCCTGCATCCTAGGGCGATCGTAATCCAAACTGCTCACATAAAAAGTCATCAAGGGACTTGCTGGCATTGAGTTGCGGCTGTTCTCTTGTATGATTACTTGTGCATTACGACTAGCATCACCATATCGAACAGGCACACGAATTAGTGCGGCATTGTTCACACCGTCGGTTTCGTTACCGTACTCAATTTGAAAGTTGCTGATGATCCGGGTAAACTGTAATAGGAAACGTCGGATTTGAGCATCGTAGAAGAAGCTTTGACTCATATTTTAACTCGATTTCTGTCCCGGTTGTGTGTCTGGAGGCGGATTGGGATCTTGGAAACCTTTCTGGTCTCCGTTGTCGGCACGTGGTTTAAGTATCTGGCTAAGACTCTGGCGACTGGGTATGTTACCGAGATCTGTTGTGGGCACTGTGTATGTATTGTTAACAAAGCCCGACCGTAAAGTATTGTTGGGTACACCGTTGTTGAGATTTGTTCGCACTTTGTCCTCAATTTTAACCCATCTATGACTGTCATAACGGAACAGTCGATTGGGAAAGTAATCCACTCGCAAGCAGTAGTCTCCAGCCACAGCACCCAGCGGAAATTGTACACCGGTAGTGACTGGCAATCCATTTGGTGGTATGCCATCTCCAGTCAAGTATCCTATGGTATAACCATCAGACCTAGGAGTAACGTTCATGCCACCTTGTGTGCCATCCACAGTGTCACCACTTTCGTTAGTGAGTGATATAGGATTGGCAGGTTGTCCATTGACCAGGGTGGGCACAATATAAAACTTTTCTGTATCGTAACCAGACAGCGGAACTTCCACGTCGGCTTGTGCAAGTATGGCATCGTTGATTTCGTTGTCTTTGGTGCGAGTTGAAAATACTTCGCTTTGTGTGGGTGGTGTATAAACAGCCCAATATTCAGTGTTGGTAATATCGGTACCAGCTGGCACATTTTTAAGGGCTTGGTAATATACATCACCCGAATTAGTGACCCAACCTGTGGGATAGAAATTGCCATTGTCCCAGATGTTTTCAGACACAACAGGCTTCTTGAGTATGTCTTTGAACTCTTGGTTGTTGGTCATTGGGGTTGCTTTCACACGCCAAGTGTGTGGCAACCATGTTTGGCTCATGCCCTCCGTAGCATAGTCAGCATCTTGTACTAGGTAGTATCTGGGCAATGGCTGTGGTATACCTTTGTTTAACGGATAGTAATCTTTTAGGTTGGGTACTTCTAGCACATCACCGTTCATGATCTTGCGGCCCAGACTGTCGATCATGTCGTTGAAGTGGAATGTGATAAAGAGTGTATCGTTGTTTAGGAACAGGCCAAATTGTGTTAGGTCAAAGTCAATGTCCTGGTGATTGTACACCCCACGCATGACGTAAACGTCTTGATCGTAAATTCTGTCACGGTTTTCCAACAACAGCAAATCTTGGATGTGCAAGGGATCTAGAGTATCGTAAATTGGTTGGGTAGCATCATAATTACTGGACAATGCACTATCCTCGCCACCGGTTTGTGGACCCATGTATTTGTGCAAAAAAATGTCCATTCCACCCACTGTGTACATCTCAGAGATGGTACGATCCAGAAACTGGTAATCGCGAGTTCTATTAGGGCGGTATAAACTTAGGCGGGGCATAGTGCTAGTATTTATGGACAGATTGACCTTAATTCCCAATTGTGTTATAATACGCATTGTTCAACAAAGGAGTGAGTATGCAAGCACACAATTTTGTAATCAAGTACAGCCCAAAAGGTAGTACTAAAGCAATAGTTTTGTACGACAAGATAAAAGCCACGGAAAAATGGGTTGAGTACGCATTGGATGTCAAAGATATGCAAACCGAGTTGATGAGCACACGAGATTTAAAACTAAAATGGCAACTGATGGACGCATTGGAAGTGGCTGAACGCAAAAAAGCATACATGTACAAGCACAAAAATTATGACGTCAACCGAGCACTAAAATTATTTGATTTGGTAAAAAACTTACCAAAACGCAACACTTGACCAAAAAATCTAGATCTGCTATAATTACACATAATTTGCAAGGAGCCCACTTTGAAAACAGCACTCAAACCCGTAAAACTTTTGAACCCACGTTCCAGTGACACCAATGTCATGGGAACCGAACCCGTTTGGACAATACAACCTGCAGAAAATCGCATCAGCAGATTGAGCAAAGCGTTCTCGTGGTACAATTACTTTTATGGCAAAAAAGATGCCAGGGACATGATTGTAAACTATTTAGAAGCACATGACCGCAAGGCAGATGTACGCACCTTGCGTGGGATTCCGGATAGTGCAATACGACTAACCACCGGTTGGTTGTGCAGAATGAGCATGGTGGGACTAGAACTCCATGACTCTGAATTGCTAAAATTAGAAAATCACTTGAAAGAAATACTTGTAAGCAAACAACAAGAGGAAGCGGTGGTGGATGAAACAGCACCTGTACGACCCAACATACAAGACCGATTGAGAGAAAAAGTAACTGAATGTGCCGGCGAGATTGACGGCATGTTTGATGAGTTTATCACCAACGGTGCCAAGATGTCAGCAGACTACAAACCAATCACAGTGATACGTGGTAAAAATGTAGCACCGCAAATGGTGGCAACTATTGCTGACACCTGGAAACGTAAACTTGCAGAGTTTGAAGCAGTAGTAGGGGGCAAAGATGCCTTACTTGTTGAAGCATACTCAAACTTCAGCAAAATCCAAATGCGTAATGTTGTGAAGTTTTGCGAAACTGTGATCAACGACTGTGGTGCTTATGTACAGATCAAGAAAGTGGAACGCAAGCCACGCAAGGTCAAAGTAGTGCCTCCAGAAAAACGTGCGGCCAAGTTCAAGCACTTGCTCGCCTTCCCGGACTTAAAACTGCAAGGCTTGCCGGCCGCCAGCCTAGTGGACAAATCTGAAGCCTGGTTGTATGACACCAAAAAACGCAAGTTAATCCATCTTGTGGCAGACAGCCATGTGGGTGCATTTACTGTCAAGAGCAACAGCATAATTGGATTTAGTACTGTGGACAGTCTACAGCGAACTGTACGCAAGCCAGCAGACATTGTTAAATCGGTGCAAACAGCAGGCAAGCCCGCGGCACGTAAGATCTACAAGGACCTGACCACAACGGAAACAGCGTTCAACGGACGTGGAACAGAGAACTTGGTGATATTGAAAAGCTGGTAAATATAGGGAACGGAGTTCCCTAATGGCTGACCAAAATACCCTGCCCGAGTTAAAGCAAAATCTCATTGAGTATTGCAAATTAACCATGGGCGATCAAATTATCGATCTTGAATTAGACCCTGCACACTACGAAGCGGCCTATCAACGCACAATTGGCACTTACCGCCAACGTGCTAACAACGCCTATGAAGAAGCCTACATCTTCATGGAGCTGAT